CGCGAAGCCAACCCGGAGAAATGGAAAGAGATCATGCGTGCCGCTCAACGGCGGCACTACCTGAAGAAGAAAGCCGCTGGGATGGCCCGCGAATGGGTCAAGCGGGAAGAGATCCTTGCTCCCCGCCCTGAATGTGACGGATGCGAGCACGGGGCATCCAGGATGAGCCGGGAATGGGTAGGGCATTGCTCATACCCGGTGAAGGTGATCGTCTGTAAACTCTCGGAGTGTGTGAAAAATGAAGTGGAATGAGTTTAAAGCGGGTGGTAAACTACCACCAGAACGAAAATATGTGCTGCTCCAGCTCGATGATATCGAAGAGTTGGGATTACCTGCTGCGGTTGTAGTGGGATACCTGCGGTATTCTGCCGGAGACAGAGATTGCCCGTATTTTGTTCATCCCGGAATTGTAGCCCGCGATACCCCAGTCACCCATTGGTGTGATTGTCTGGGCGATGAATTTAGCGTGCCGGGGTGGGGGTGCAAATGAAAAACGATCTGATCGTGATCAGGCACGTCGGGGCGCTGGAATGGCTCCGGGAACAGGGGATCGATGCCCCGGTGGTTGAGCACGTGAGGAAACCCGGTATTGTCCGGGGTAAAGACGTATACGGAATATTGCCGATCCACCTGGCTTCGGTGTGCCGATCATACAACTGCATCGACATCCCGGGTCTCCCGCTCACTATGCGGGGCACGGAACTGACAAAAGATGAGATGTATCAATACGGGGCGCGGATCCGCAAATTTGTTATCAGAGAGGTGAAATAAAATGCTTGAAGGACTTTTAGACAGGGTGCTCCTCGGAACACCGCCAAACGAGAACAGGATCAGAGGAATAGACGTGAGAGAGCCGGACATGGGACTCTGGAAAGAGTATGTCTGCACGGGGTGCAATCTCAGGTGTATCCACAAAACGCGGGCATACAGTATGCCTACCCAATGCGCACACACGGGGCTGTATACGCATTATGAGGAGGTGGAGTAACTCCACCACTATTTTTCTCACAACTCAACCTGCCGCGATGGTCGTTCATCGGGGAAATCAAACGCCAGTATTCTCCAATACCGCTTATTTTTTGGATCTTTGGCAACCAATATCGCTTTCGGATCTTGATAGTAAAACGACTCTTTCAGGATATGCTCCACCGTCTCAGCTTTCCCACCGCACGCCCTCACATATTCCATTGCTTTTTGTTTCGGGAACCCACCGTGCTCCGGAGCCAGCCACATACTATACGGCTCTCTCCGTTTCGCAGTATAAAAATTGCATCGGACGGTATCCGGTTTTCCCTCTTTGCCTTCCCATCTGAGGAATTCTACTGAATCAACAACCTCCACCCATTCCGGTTCATCCTGTCCGCTCAACACTGCCCCGCTATAACTGTCTCCCGTGTGGCTTGGCTTCGGCTCCGGGAATTGGTATTCGCATTCCGGGCATGTTCGGACAGCTGCATGGACGAGCGCCCGGCATTCGGGGCACTCTTTGACGGGTGCAACACCGCCGCCCTTTTTGCCTCTACTCGGTGATACCTCATCCAAAAACCCGTGCCGTTCAACGTTCCCGCCGTAATCGAGGAGTAAACAGTTCTCCTTCCCCGGACAGCTCCGGGTGCCACGACCAACAGCCTGCACGTATTTAGCAGTTGACTGTGTTGCGACCATGAGCGCAATGAGATCCAGGCATTCCGCGTTGTATCCTGTGGTGAGGATCTCTACATTCACCAGACACCGGATCTTCTGGCTCTTGTGATCCTCGATAAGTTGCCGGCGCTCCTCTTTCGGCGTTTCTCCTGTCACAAGTTCGCAGGTGATACCTCTGCTTCGGATCTCGTCCCGGATATGAGTTGCATGATCGACACCGGCACCGAAGACGAGCCATGATCTTCTGTCTGCTCCATACTCAACGATCTCATCAACTGCTGCCCGGATAAGATCGTCTTTGTCTGCTGCGAGTTCGAGATCCTTTTTGTTGTAGTCTCCGGCGGTCTTTTTTACGCCAGTTAAATCAATTTTTCTCAGTCCGCTCTTGGATATGACGGGGGACAGATACCCCTCGTCTATCAACCTCTTCAGCCCGATGTCATAGATCAGACTTTCGAAGAGCCGACCGTCTCCCTCGTAGAGCAGGCCATCATCGAGCCGGTACGGGGTTGCACTGAGTCCGAGGATCACTATATTCGGGTTCGCTGTCCGGAGGTCATTGATGAAGCTTGAATACATTGTCCCATCTGTCGGAGATACCAGGTGCGCCTCATCCACGATCAGGAGATCGATGCGTGGAAACTCATAGGCACGTTTATAGATGCTCTGGATTCCGGCAAATATGATCCGAGGATCTTTATCTCGTCTATTGAACCCGGCGCTGTATATGCCAGTCTGTGCGCCCCAGTAATACCGCTTAAACTCCTCTTCGTTTTGTTTGATGAGTTCATACTTGTGGGTGGCTACTATCACTCTCGTTTTATTCCATGATTCGATCATTGTTTTGCAGATGTCCGCGATCAAAAGTGATTTGCCGCTGCCGGTCGGAGCAGACACCACCCCGCTCCTTCCTCCTTTTGCGACGAAATCCCAGAATGCGTTTATGGCGTCGCTCTGATACGGGCGGAGGGTGAGGGTCAAGAGATCACCCGCGTTTCAAATGGAACCGCCCAATAACTCCATCTACGGTTTGCCCATTTTGCGAGTTTATTAATGTTCTTATCTCGTTTATGATATGGCATCACAAATGAATTTACGCCCATTTCTCTTAACCGATTACACCGATATAACGCGTCCTCGAAACCGGTATCATACCCTGCAAGGACGTAGAAAGAGACGTCGTGTTTCAGGTTGAATCCAGAATCTTTTAGATAACCAATTGCTCGCACAATTATATCCTCGTCGTGTGTATGATCCCACGCGAACCGAACGCCTGTTTTGTGTCTGATATCTTTCAATGATCCCGCAATATCTTCTGTCAGGAGCCGCGCATCAAAACCCTGGCACATATCCATTTTCACGCCCGATGATTTGAACCAATCCAGAACGGTGAGGATCCAGTGTTTTGGTGCCGCGAGGAAGTTATTATCCATGAGCATACAGATTTTGAAACGGTCATCGTGAAACTCAGAGGGGTGTTGAGCAATTTGCATATTGCCTTCCTTTTCGGGGACAAAACAAAACGAACACCTACGAATACATCCCCGCGTTGTAAACCCCTGCGAGTATTCCGACGGATATAAATCATAATCTGGTTTTAACAATTCGATCTCTTTGGGTAATTTTGACCGGATATCCCACCCCGTCCCGCCAAACGTGATCGGAACACCTGGAAACATAGTTTGCAACCCAGCCGCCTGTTGTTTATTCTTTGGAAAGATAACGGAACAATAAATATAATCTGGATCCACTACATCAAAACCCACCACATTCCCACGCCGTTTAAAGTAGGTTGAGAGTTTCATCAATGCAAGATTTGGTATTTTACTATCGAAATCGATTAAGAGCGTATTTTTCATCACCTATTCACCGCCACATCATTATACCTGTGCCTATCACGAAATTCCTGCTGTTTTGCGGCATTCCACCCCGACAAATCGCTCATATAACCCGTAATTCTCGAAATGATAGTTATATCGTGACTTCCGCAAGGACACGTACGCACACCGCACACCGGGCAATATGTTTCCTGATAGTTGTTTGTGTCCGGGCACCTGCATATATGATCACTCGGACACAGCGGTTTAAGTGATTTGTCTGATAGGCATACCGGGCATTTGCCTTCAACGAGATCCGCATCATCGATGAGTATCAGGCAATCAGTGCATTGGTGTCGGTTCATTTTTTCACCGCCCGATTGGAATCATGTTTTTCCGAATCGAGATAACACCGTTTTGAGCAGTATTCCCGGAACCCTCCATAATTAAATGGTTTGGTTGTAAATGTCTGCCCGCACCAATCGCAGACATAATATCCATAGCCGTTGTTTACCATCATTCACCACCTCAGGATCTGCACTTTTCCGGTACATCCCATTGAGAGCAGGACATCCCGGAGAGCTTCTCCGGTGGGGGGATCGATGCCATCGAGACGGGCAATCCGATCTAAAACCCACTCATGTCCGGTTGCTATTTTAATAATTCCACTGTCCTCTACAACAATATCGATCACCTCTTTCAGCGTAAAATACCCCGTCCTGAAACTCCACTTGGATCGATACGGCGCACCTTCCCATCCGTGAAACGCGATCTGGTCTCCGACTTTGTATTTCCATCCTTTCCGGATCGTCTGTCGGATCGTGCCGTTGATGACCCCATCGATCTTCGGCTCGTAGGTGAGCGGTAAAATCTTTTTCATACTTCCACCTCCTCCAGGGGGCACCCGTCCGGGAACTCTGTTTCGCTGGGGCACGGAACCGATCTAACGTTTGCTAATCGATAAAACATACACCCATACTGCGTGTCGTCTCCTCTATACCCGGTGCCTCGATAATGGCAGGATGCCGGACTCTCGATGATATCAGCGCGGACTTTCATTTCCCATCATCCCCGTGCTCCACTTCCATCTTGATGGCGATCCAGAGATCTCCCAGCGCGTGAAACGGCGGGTCTAGGCACCGATCATCATACCATTTCAAAAACAACTCGTCCATATGCTTATACCGCAAATACACTTCCATCAACCTGTCACTTGTCATCCAATTACCTCCTCCATCAATTTGATCGCCTCGTCTGCTCCCCGGCATACCCGGCATACATACCCGACCATCTCAAGCTCATGCATGATCCGCTTCTGTTGTTCTGATACCGTACCGCCTTTCCGCCTCTTCATCTCGATCCAGAGCCGGAACTTTGGCACGAAGAGATCCGGGATGCCGGCAACCACCCCTCCCGCCTTCATCCGTGAGGCTTCGGCTTTGTTCCGGCTCCCTCCATTTGGGATCGCGAATATGAGGACACCCGGATGCCTGAGCCGCATATACTGCACGAATGCCGCCTGCTCTTGTGCCTCTGATGGTATGCAGGGATCGATCATAACCTATTCTCCCGCTCGCACCACTCCTCACATTTTCTGATTGCTTTCTGCACGCGCTTTTCATATGTGATCCCGAACCACCGCAACCATGGACGATCTACCACTTCCCGGTAGAATCCGAGATTGAAATAATCATCCACTGCATACACTGTCATCACATGCGGATATTGGCATCTGCTAACTAACAGCGTTTCCCATTTCGGTCTTATTCTGCTCATACTTTCCTCCTCCAATCAATACCATATTTCAGCGCCGCTTTCCGGACAGAATCATACCCGCACCCGATCTCCGCCGCAATCTGATACAGCGACCGGCCATCCAGCGCGTTCCTGAGATATTCGGGATCGTGGAGTTCCGGGTATTTCGGGATGTATTTTCGGGGCGTCTCTTTCCCGCATTCCCGGCGGATCGAGGCGATCCGGTGTTCGACATTACAATACATGATCTTGGGGATTTTCCGAGATGGCGGGATATACCGTGTCAACGGCTCACCGCAATACTCGCAGATCCCAAATACGGTTGTGCCTGATTTCATGCGGTCAACCCCAGCCGTTCCGCGAGCGCGGGATCGCGGATGCGGAACCCCTTGATCTGTCCTCCCAGCCTGACAGCACCATGAGCCGGACGCCGGGGGATACCATACCGTCTCATGGTGTTGAGGATGTTCCTACCCGAATGCCCGGAGATCCGTGATATGTCTCTTAGGGAATATTCGAGACCCCAGTAGGTATCCCAGAGGTAGGATTCTGTTAGTTCTGATCTCATATCGAACACCTCTCCTTTCCCGGCATAGCGCACTCTCTCAGGTGCGGACAGTCCGGATGACAGAGACACCGATTGATCAGGTATTCGATCCGCCGGGAAACGGATCGCCGGAACCACCTTTTAGGGATTAGCCAGATCATTCCTCCTTCACCTCCTGAAGTATCGCATGATGCGTTCAAATAGAGATGGGCGCTGGTTTTTGTAACACTCCTGGAACATGTTGTCAATATGGGCGTGGTGTTCTTGCTTCCACCTTTCCGCGGCCGCTTTATATTCGGCATCTGACACGGATCCGGGGAGCTCGATCCATTCTCCAGGTTCTCCGGGTTTCCCCGTCCACCAAAGCCGGACGGGTCTCCTATCGTTCCGTTCCCGAAGCATATCAATATGAGCGCGGCTTGCTGCCATCCGTTCAAATCCCCCATCTTCGTCGTTTGTTGTGTCTTGACAAGACGATCCACACCCCGAATAATTTGCCGCGAATTCTGGGGTTGTTGTCACAACGCGGCGCCATGCTACACCGATTGATTCGGCGTTTCCTCCTCCGTTCCCATCGAAACGCGGTTCATCTTCGATCCACCTACCCTTTTCAAAATGTCCCATCTATTCCACCTCCTCAAAGACATCTTTCAGCGGGCATTCCTCTTTTGTTGTCTCAGAATATGGGAACATGCGACACAACAGAGGACGATCCGGGGAATCGTATATTTCACATCTCAGTAACTCGTTCTCGTCCATGAGAAGGTGTTTACACGGAATATTAAAACGCAGACGATATCCACCATCTACCTCTGTCTGTTCGACCATATCACCCATCCACGCGAGCCGCTTGAAACGTTCCATCTCGGATAAGAGCAGTTGGTTTTTCTTATTTCCCGCTCGTCCTTTGGGGTAGAATATATCGAAATGTCGGCAACATTCTCCACATTCTGCGCAGAAAAGGGGTTCTATGTGTTTAGATTTGTTTGTCATCTATTCCACCTCCTCAAGCGGACACGTCCCCCCGTGTCGTTCGCAGGGTTGACACCAATTTTTTTCGTGTGTGCAGTTGTAATACCGCCCAGCATCTTTGTAATACGGACAGTTGCGCTGATCACGAAACTCAATTATTTTTTTCATAATAACTCCTTTACTCTGGATCTGAAAACCTCTCCTTGCAGGCCGTCCTCGCCGTTCGTGATGTGTTCGCCGGATGCAGTCGAAAAGATGATACTCTCGCTTGTCTCATCGGCGCCGACCAATTCAAGCGGAACGAGCGCGGGGACGAAGGTATGGTTCTCGCAGAGGTTGCATGCATCCATCTCCTTCTCACAATACCACGACCCATCGGGTTTCGGTGTCGAATGGCAGCACGTCCTACAATTCACATCGGCAATATCCCGCCCGTAACAGAGATCCCGGTAGTCGCACCACGAGCACGGTGGATAGTTCTCAGATGCCCCGCTGAAACGATCGGGCACGTTTGGATCGTCCACTATGAGCCGGGCACGTCCCAGCAGACCCTCAGCGTCTTTCTTGGAGTATTCGATCCTCTCACCGTAGATCCGGTCGTCGTTCTTGCATACCGCGAAATAATAGGCTCTGGTGAGTCCGGCCCAATGCATATACATCTGCATTTGGGCGTAATGTTCAGGCTTTGCCTTTTTCACGCCTGATTTTTCGAGCTTATCGAAATTGTTTCCGTTGGCGGTCTTGATCTCGATCACGTGCCAGGTCGAAGGGGCTTCCTCAAATCCTCTCCCGATCCCATCCAGAGATCCGGAAATGTGCCGGTTCATGGGATCGGTATAATGGATCTGTTTTCCTCCGACTTCGGAATATACCTCTATACCAATCTGTCTGAGTTCGTCGAGGATACGTTCCTCTTCCCGGTGTCCTGTTTGGAAGAGCCGTCCGAGTTTTCCGTCCAAATTCTTCCTCAGAACATGCCGGAAACTATACCATAGTTTCCGGGCGCATTTGTCACCGATGATGCTTGCTCCGAGATGCGGGCGGTTCTCCTGTATACCTCCATACAGTTTATAGATGGCGGTGGTGGTGGGGGTCATGTCTATCTCAGGCATTATTCCACCGCCTCATCCTGACACAACCCGAAAAACTCAATCAATTCGTTGAGCCGATTTGATGCGTCTTTTGAATTTTCAAATGCCTCTGTTATTGTTGTTTCAACAAACCACAATTCGTTTGCCTTATACAAACGAACATCACCCGAGGTTAACATCTATTCCACCACCTCAAGCACCGGTTCGCCTTCGGACACTTCAACCTTGACACATTCCGGCGGGATGCCGCACCGAAACTCGCGGATATATTTTTCGACTGCTCCCAGTGTAACAGATACCTTGACGCTTTTACAGGCATCAAACACTTCGGGGTATTTGGATTCGAGAACGTCCTGGATGATCGTTCTCCGCTTCTTGGTGGGTGTGACAAGGCGGTATCTGCCGTTGTCTGTCTTTCCGTCTTCGATTGCCTCATCAATAAGCGTCTTCCTCATTGAAACAAGAACTTCGATGCTGTCCTGAAATTCTTTGATCTTGTCATCGATATGTTTGATCCCATCAAGGGGATCAGGGAAATCGAGGGGTTGAGTGAGATCCATTGTCTCACACCTCCCACGGCATGACACCGGCGGGGGTGTCGTCGGACGGCGCGACGGGTTCCGGAGCAGTTACCGGACCAAGCGCTTTGTACGTCTTGATCGCATTCCTGTCCTTATACGTCCCGCTCCCCGCCTCGATGACGACGTTGATCAGCATCGGTTTGTTATGCAGCTCGACTGAATCTTTGATGTGGGTCTTACCGACCGCCTCGCAGATCATTTTGAGTCGCTGTTGCGCGATCTTGATCGTGGTTGCATCCTTGTCGGTCTTACCAACCCGGATCAGGTTGAGGTTCTCGAAGAGCAGCCTGCCTTTGTGCTTCCCATCAACGATCTCGAACCTGAGTTCGAGACGTTTGTCTCCGCGTCCCGCGGCAGTGTCCTTCATCTCACTTGCTGTGATCATTGCCCGATATTCTCCGACCGGGATCGGTTCAAAGTCTCCGCTCTCAACGGTTGTGCTGTCGAAATTTAGTATAGCCATGTTAGTTCTCCTCCTTTGTTGGTGTTGGTGTTCTGAGATACTGTACAAATTCGCTCCATTGAAGGGGCATCTCTTCCGGCATCGGATACCGCGTTTTTGCAGTATATGCCGGGTTGCTGGTTGTCAACAATACCCTTTCTCCTGCTGTTGCTGCGAGGTTCCGTTCTCCCTCTGTCCGGGTATACGTGACGATCTTTGCATACCCGACAACGTCCGGCCATTCAATCGCCTTTGCTGTCTCTTTTTTGTAGAGGTTCAAGGTCATTTTGTCGAATGTTGGTAACATCGGATCCTCGACTTTCTCCACGTGACTATGAGCAACAAGGATGATGATCATGTTGCGAGTGTCACGGAGCCGGTCAAGTGCAGTCCAGAACGGCGCCCACATTGCAGAGCGTTCGGAATACCCCTCACCCCACTTCTTCTGGGCGATACTTGTCCATCCCTTTTCCCGGCACGTTTCGGTTGTGATCATTGATTCAAGCGCATCGAGCGAATCGATGATAACGCTTTTAAAATTGTGTTCCTGATCGGTCAACGACTGGATCATATCCAGCACGTCCGTGTAGGTGTCGGGCCGAACGTGCGGAACTTCAAGGGTTCCGAGTCCCGCCTCAAGATCAATTACTACGGGCGCAGGCGCACCACATGCAAATGTCGTTTTTCCGACACCCTCGCCGCCGTGTATGAGTATACGCGGCGCTTTGGCTTTACTCATTTTGAGTTGTTTAAGGTCGATTGCCATAATTTACTCCGTTTTGTTGTGTTCGTTTTGCGTTACTTCCCCGAATGGGGTAATGCCGGGTAAAGGGTTTGACCCCTTCACCCGGTGAATCCTTGCCTCGCCATACCCTGCCGAGCCAGGCCACGCCATGCCATGCCTTGCCACGCCACGCCCCGCCTTGGGGATGCCCGATATACGGGTATGAACCACATATCGGGATACTTGCCTCGCCATACCCTGCCTCGCCGGGCCTCGCCATGCCTTGCCACGCCACGCCTTGGGGATGCCCGATATACGGGTATGAACCAC